CTATGTCCTAGAGAGGCATACTGATGGGCGTCAGCCAGATCCGACCAGGGGTGATTCTTCTCCGGAACAGGTTTGAGGCTTCCGTCCTTAAGTTTTCCGAAACGATAGCGCGACTGAAGTCCCCGAATGAGTTCGACACAATTTGGACTGATAAGCATTGCCGGCCCACCATCACGCTGCTGGAGAAGCCATTTCTCAACCGCCCGGAGACGCGGGTCAATAAGATTGGTCTGCGCGGGCTGGGCAGAGAAACCAAGCCGCCCGAGAGCTTTAAAGACGCTCTCTTCGCCGATCTGCCCACGTGCAATACCGGATGGATCCCCCACGAGGCCGACCGGGAGTCGGGCGTATTTAGCTTGCGACAATAGGGGCCGAAGCATTGTCGTGACAAATTGTTCGACTCCCATGCTAGGCGCGAAGAGTTCATCAAGCACCACCAAACGGCCACGGGGGTCCATCTGCGTAACGATCGCTGCTGGGTTCCGGCCAAAATCCATACCGATGATCACCATTGTCCCCGGGATGGGCATAACAATAGACTTCGCTACGTGAAATTCTGTCTTGAATGAATTCCGGTACACAGCTTCGCCGGACAGAGAAGGCGAGATGCGGTTGTCGATGTACTGCTCGATCCAATCCGGACTGTTGGACTCGATAAGGTCCTCGTAATATCCGGGGACTAGGTTGTCTCGGTTTTCCGCGCCTGGGTCTCGGGCTCCAGGTTGGACCCAATACCCCCACGTCGGAGGAAGCGGCTTTCCCATCAGATCCTTTTCTTCGAGTATTTTGTTCCATGGGGAGTCTTCGGAGAACGAATTCGTTTCCGCTATAACCCCGTACCAGGAGGGTCCGCCGTTCATCATCGACGGGAATCGTCCGCACCGAGACAGGACATCCAGAAGGATCTGCGGGGGGAGTTCCCGCAATTCGGATAGCCACCCCGCGGTGATGTCCAACGACAACAAACGCTGAACGTTTTCCGGGGTGTCGAGGGGCATCATTATCCATTCGGACTCCACGTCGTTGACTTTGATCCAAAAAGTTTTGTGTTGGGCCTCATAGACTGCGATACCACGCAGTAGCTCGGCAATCGTCTTGGCGCTGGTAGTTTGAAGCTGTGGGAGAGTATTACGGACGACCACGAACCGGGAGCGGCGGATGCCATCCCGCGGATCCGGTGCTTGTTCCATTGCTCGCCTAAGAAGCTCAATGACCATGCCTGATGACTTGCCGGAGCCGACCGGGCCACGGATAATCCGCACGCGTTGGTTTGAACGCATGAGCTCAGCAATAGTGGGCGGCGCGTCATAGGTCAGGTCAGTCACTTCTTTTCCGCCGGCGCTTCCGCCTCTTTGCTGCTACCGCCACGCGCCACTTGTATCTGGCTTCCAAAAGAAAGTTGGCAGCGAGCAATAGTTTCAGATCAGAATTAGTGCTTTTATCAAGGCGCAAATCCCAGCTGATCTCTTTGTTACACTCGGTCAGACTTATCTGGCCCAGAAGGATGCCACCGTATCCCCGATAGATACGGTAGCCTATCCTGGATGCACAGTTGACAGGATCAATATAGATCACTCGCTCTGCGATCAACCTTCTGGCGCTCATTTCGTCATCCCGAACAGCTTACGCAGCTGTATGTCAGTGGTCTTCAGAAATCGTCGATCCCTCATCCCCCGAGTGATCTGCCTCCGTAGAGACGGCGGCAGGCGCATGAGGTGCGGCCGGATCTGCCGACGCAGATTGGCGGCCTGCGCCGGCTGAAGGTAGAGGGGAGTCGAGCACCTCTTCGTTCGCCGCGACCTGCGCATCCAGGCGTTCCGGCGGAAGTTCGCCGACAACGATTTGGAGGCCGGCGATCATAGCAGCGAGTTCTACCTGGGTCGTCTCCAGGAAATTGATCTGCCCGTACGATTTGACAATTGCCATCACACCCTCGGGGTGCTTGAACGTGTCGACCAGCAGCTTGACGGCAGCCATCACGTCTTCCGGCTGGTCAGCCAGTTGTGCGCGCGCCTGGGCGACGCCCTTGGTAACGTTGAGGTAGTTCTGCTGCACTTTCGACAGCACGACGGTCAGGGTCTCAATTGACTTGGACATGTTGCTCATCCTTCAGGTGTGGTTGATAAATAGCCGAGATCGCTCATCTGTTGCTCGACTTTTGCGGCGATCACCGCGCGGTGATTTCTACGCAAATAGTCGAGCCGTTCCGCGAGATCCGCGTTGACGGACTGGAGATCTTTGTTCTGGCGCAGTAGCTCTTTGATACGGGCGTCCTGCTTCGACGCAAGCTGCCGCAGCGCCTCCGCTTCGGTGCCCGCCTGGAGCGCGGTACGCTTCGTCACGATCATGGCCTCAACGCCATCGACCATAGTGAGGTACCATTTCCCGTCCTCGATCGGCGGGTTAGGCGTCGATTGTGGTTCCGCCATGGGGCTTCTCCGTTGAGATGACGATGGGCGCTTTTCCGCCCCCTATGTTTATAGTAATACTGTGCCGTTCGCCAGTAGCCGAATCCTTCGGTACGTTAGCCACGGTCGAGATCTTCGTGAGCTGCTCGATCGCCTGCAGCTTCGAGCTCACCGGCATGTTCTGCGAATGCACGATCTGCGACAGCGGAACGAGTGAGTCTTCCAGGAGGAACGCGGCCTTCAGGCGGATGCGCTGCGCCGTGTTCATCTCCGACTTCCAGAGGCGCTCGGTCTCGCGGTAGGCAGCCTGCCACATGGGACTCTGCGCCTTCGATGCCAGATCCTGCACGGTCATACCATACTGAACCAGTACCGCGGACTTCGGCCGCAGGTTCGCGACCAGATCAAAGATCAGGCGTGCATCGTGATCAGTAATGCCATCAAGCCTTTCGCTTGCAGGGAGGGGCGCAACAATAGGAGGGCAGAAGCTTGGGTCGATCATGGTGTGAGACTCTTTTCGAGAGCGATATCCAATAGTTCCTTGCAAGCGATATTCCACTCCTCAACCGATGCTCCGTAGCGCACTTTTCGGGTGTCATCATAGACGTTCTTCAGGATATAGCAGTCCTCTCCCGTTTGGCCAAGGCACATATTATCGGTCATGGTCTTGAGCAGTCCCGGATCGGTCGGGAACGTGACCGGATCTTTGGCCCCGCGGATGATGACTTTCGGCCCCCGCGGTTGCCCACCGTTCAGATCCCACCCATCTTCGCGGGCTGCGCGACCTTCAAGGAGTCTCATGGTTGATCTCGATGATTGTCTTCTGGCCGTCGATGGCTTTCTGGCCCTCGCGGATCAGCCACTCGCGGCATGCCTGCCGAATGGCCTCGCTGTAGGTCATGTTCAGGATTCCGGACAACTTCTTCATGCCGTCCAGGATGTTGGCATCTAAATAAAAATTGACCCTTTCCCTATGGCCGACGTCGATGCGCGTCATCAGAACACTCCCTGTGCCGCCTCGCCGTAGACCTGATCCTTCGAGATCCGGTTCAGCTGTTCACGCCACTCCTCGTATTCGAAGTGCACGCTGAGATGCGTCGTCTTGCCGGTTTTCTTGTGGACCACGCGGAAGTAGCGTCCCAGAGAGATCCACTGGGCAGTGCAACCGCTGATGATCAGCATGGCGTGCAGGTTGTCCGGGATGACCGGTTGCGGATCGCCGGCGCCCGTCGCGGCCAGGATCTCGGTGTGCGGCACGTGCTCACCAATGACTTCGAAGTCGACCGGGAAGTCTTCTGCGAGCTGGGTCAGCTGGGTCAGCTTGGTGAGGCTCATCGACGCCCCCTGGCCGCGCCTGCGGCTTTAGAGGCGTGATATTTTGCGGCCACGTCGTTGGCCACCTTCTCCAAGGACGGGTCCCAGGAGTCATGCCAGGAGACGTGGTACCACACCTGCGCGGGATTGGACGGCAGGTAGAGATTGAACACGCGGTTCACGGCATCCCATTCGGCCACGAGACCCATCAGCTTCAGCTTGGCCTGCGCCTCTTCGGGAATCGCGGGCGCAGTCGCGCGCGAGGTACCGGGGGAGAAGATCGTCATTCTGCAGGCCCGCCCTCGTTCATCTGTGATACATCGCTCTTGACGACGCACAGATACTGCGGGGACGTCTTCGAATCCTGAGTGGAGATCCACTGCGCGCCGGCCTCCAGGCAGTCTTTGTGGGTGCTATGCGCCGGCATCTGGATGGTCTTGCCGTACACATCGCCATTGCTTAACGCCAATAGAATCAGAACGATCGTCTCCATGATTAAGTCTCCAAGCGGTTGCAGTTGTAGATCAGTTGCGCGTCCGGGTCACATTTGTCCATATCGAATAGCGGGCCGGGCTTCGTATCTTTCGGGATGACGTCCGGATCGGGTGCCTGATCCGCCGGGGGCAGAGCCTTCGGAGGCACATGCCCTGACGGCGCCGGGGGCATGATCTTGCAGACCCAACACTTCGGATCGGGCTCAGCGGACTGCGCGCACGTCGCTATGGCGAGCATCACTACCGCGATTAGGAACGCGATGGCAACTTTGAAATACGGACTCATATACAGAGCGTAAAACGTCTGTACGCCGAAGTCAAGCCTTCGGGGGGCCGGCGTCGTCATCGCCGTCGTCGTTGTCGTTTCTGAGTTTGACGTAGTACACGATCAGCGCCACAAGTGGGGCAACTGTGACAGTCAGAGCCGAGACCACGCTCGCGCTGATCTGTTCCATGTGACCGAAGACCTGGTGTATGACCCAGCCACACTGCATAGCTGCCCAGACCACGAGGCCCCTACGGAAGCCCTTGTGTTTGTTCGCAAGGTCCAGGAGGAACCCGTACGGCCCCACGAACAGTTTCGCCATCAGGACTGCGAGGAGGTGCATCAGGCTGTGAGAGTTGCCACCAAACTGTCATACGTCGCTGGCGGCGCGGATCCAAAAGTGAACGTCAGGGTGTTTGTCGAAATCGCCCCGGTATACGGGACGCCATTGGCGGTGACGCCAGCTAAACACGACGTCGGCACCGGGGAGAACTGCGTCGCCGCAGCGAACACAGACTGCGATCCCTGCGACTGCCGGGACGCACCGGGGAGCGCCGCGTTGACGAGTTCCACGGTATCAGTGTTCAGCGTGACCGCGTAGGTCGTAGCCGATCCGTCGCCGAGAAATCGAATCGCGATCGTGTAGACCTTCTTGATGGCCATGGATCAATACCCGTTGCAGCCAAACTGCACCACGTCAGACGTGGTCGCAATCGTGATCTTCAGCGTGGCACCCGTGGTCGAGAGGGGCGCAACGGTCGCGCCGGCAACGCCCGACGTCAGATCCGATACCCAGCACGACCAGCCGTGCGGGGCGGTCGGAAGGACCAGCACTGCAGTCGAGGCGCCCGCGGTGCCCGTGCAGAGGAAACTGCCCGTATGCGATCCGCCCGTCAGCGTGCTCTGGGTGGCGCATGCGCCGGTGCCCGAACCGATGGTGAACGTGGCCGTAGTATCGAGGGCTGAGTTCACCCATGCAGCGGTCGTGCCATTGGTGCCTAGAACATCACCGCCCTTGCTGGTCTGGGTCGGGAGGGCCGCGGCCGCCGTTGATACGACGCCCGTGCTGGAGACCACGATGGTCGAGTTGTCAAATGCACAACCCGGCTGGTACCCGTAGGACACGACAGCCTGCTGGTTACAGACGAGTCCGTAAGCCGGTAGCACGCCGATCTGCTGGGGACCAACCTGGCCGTCGGCCAGTGCAGCGCCCGTTGAGAGAGCCGACAGCGCCAGCAGAGAGAGAAGAGATTTGAGGAACTTCATGGTCGGGTACCTTGTATGAGAGTAGTGGATCATTTCGGGTAGGAGCCGTAGGTCGC